AGAACACGCTCCTTGTACTCAATTAATAGATTCAAAATATGGATCGTCTATTAAGGGTAGAGATGCTCTTGCCACTAAAATAGGAGATCACGTTAAAAAAAATCATAACGATTTACACTTTGTGAATCTTGACTAACATTAATATATTTGCTATTATACCTGAATGAAATTTTACACAAACGTTGTTAAATACGGTAACACTCTTCTCTATCGTGGTTATGAAAACGGTGAGCGAGTGTCAGAAAGAATACCATATTCTCCCACGCTTTTTGTTCCGATTAACAGAACGAGCTTAGAGAAGTCTAAGTACCGTACTTTGTACGGCAATGCCGTAGCTCCCATTGCATTCCACACCATGAAGGATGCTAATGATTTTATCGAGCAGTACAGACACGTACCTAATTTTACTGTCAGCGGAATGTCTAATTATGTTCTGCAATGTATCGGTGATCGTTTTCCTAACGAGATAAAGTTTGACCGCGAGCGCATCAACGTAACAACCATAGACATCGAGGTTGCTTCTGATGAGGGGTTTCCCTTTCCTGAAGAGGCACATCATCCAGTAATCTCAATTACCTGTAAAAATAATATCGACAACGTCTATTACGTTTGGGGTTTGTACGATTACAATCCTGAACTCAACGATCATAATATTACCTATTTCCGCTGTGATACTGAGGCAGATCTACTTCGAAGTTTCCTAGGCTGGTGGTCTTCAAAGCCGAACGTGCCCGACATTCTTACGGGCTGGAACACACAGATGTTCGACGTACCTTATCTCGTCAATAGAATTAGTCTGGTTTTGGACGAGAATCATGCCAAAGATTTGTCTCCTTGGAAAATTCTGAAGAAACGCAGTATTATAAACAAGATGGGACAAGAAGCTCAAGTTTATGATGTCTTTGGAATCTCTCAGCTAGACTATTACGATCTGTTTCAAAAGTTTGGCAAGCTTACATATGGCGAGCAAGAGTCCTACAAGTTAGATCATATCGCGTACGTTGTTCTAGGTGAGAACAAATTGTCGTATGAAGAGTACGGCTCTCTACACTCGCTGTACAAACATGACTTTCAGAAGTTCATCGATTACAACATCAAAGACGTTGAGTTAGTGGATCGTCTCGAAGAGAAGATGGCACTGATCACTCTTGCTTTGACTATGGCGTACAAAGCCAAGACTAATTACATCGACACGCTAGGTACTACAAACATATGGGACTCTGTTATTTACAACGCATTGCGTCCTGAGAACATTGTAGTGCCGCCCAAGGTTGATAAAATGAAGTCTACCATCGTAGGAGGCTACGTTAAAGATCCTGTCGTAGGATCCCACGATTGGGTTTGCTCCTTCGATTTGAACTCACTGTACCCTAACATCATTGTTCAGTATAATATGTCTCCGGAAACTCTAACTGAGGGTGAAGGTGCTGAAGCCGCCAATGGGACTAGGTACCGCACGGATGTTCAAGGTATCATCCCGCGAGTGATCAAGCAGTTTTATACTGATCGAGTTACCGCTAAGGATGCGATGCTAAAAGCCAAGCAAGACTACGAAAAGACTCCGACTAAGAAACTTGCAAATGACATCACAATTTTCAACAACCAGCAGATGGCAGTTAAGATTCTGATGAACTCTCTCTACGGTGCGATGGCTAACCAGTACTTCCGATACTTCGATCTAAGGATTGCAGAGGCGGTAACAACCTCCGGCCAGCGAGCAATTAGGTGTGCGGAGAAAGCAGTCAATGATGAGATGCAGGAATTGATGGGGACTAAAGACGATTATGTAATCGCAATCGATACCGACTCTGTTTATATTAATTTTTCTCAGATGGTGCGTATGCATCAACCCGTTAATCCCGTAAACTTTCTTGATAAAGTATGTGAACATTTTGAAAACAAAATTGCCGACGCTTATCAACAACTAGCTGATGCTACTAACGCATATGAAAATCGTATGGTGATGAAACGTGAGGTCATTGCAGACCGTGGAATTTGGATGGCTAAGAAGCGGTATATTCTCAACGTCCATGACAGCGAAGGTGTGCGGTTCGCGGAACCTCAGCTTAAGATGATGGGCATTGAAGCTATCAAGTCTTCAACCCCTGAAGTTATAAGAAAAAAAATGCGCGAGATCTTTCGAGTCATCATAGAAAGTACCGAATCAGATACACAACGATTCATTTCTGACTTTAAGTCCCAATTTAAACTCCTTACACCAGAACAGATCGCTTTCCCCAGAGGAATAACAAACATCGATAAGTTTGCAGATCGCGACAACATTTATAGCAAGGGAACTCCAATACACGCACGAGGCGCGTTGTTATATAATCACCACCTTAAGAAGCAAGGGTTGGAGGAGAAATATGAGAAGATTCAAAACGGCGAAAAAATTAAGTTTGTATATTTGAAAGAACCAAATCGGATAAAGGAAAACGTTATTGCTTTTCCGAACAACTTGCCGAAAGAATTTGGCTTGACACCTGCAATAGATTTTGATACCATGTTTTCTAAATCATTTGTAGATCCTCTGACACCTATCCTTGATGCTGTTGGTTGGTCCGCAGAACCTAAAGCCACCTTGGAAGATTTCTTTGTATGAAATATGAAGTCACAATGTTTTCCAGCACTTTCGATAATAAAACACATCGAACGGTAGAGTTTGGCGCATGGTCTGGTCTTGTTAAATGGTTGGAAAAATGTTCAAAACTAAAAGGTAAGAAAGGTGGAACTAATTCTTCTCCTCTCATTAGCCCTGCTGTGTATATCAAAGACAGTACGCGCTCTAATAAAAATGTTATGTATTGGGCTGGGTGGTGTGCTATTGATGTTGACGATTTTAGCATACACACCGGAGACGTTGATCATAACTTACAAAGGATATGCGGAAAGTATTCTTATGTCTGTTACTCAACTGCTTCAAGCACTGCAATACAGCCTAAGTTTAGACTAGTATTTCCGTTATCGAAAACATTAGATAAAAAAGACATACCACACTTCTGGTATGCACTTAACAAACAATTTGAAGATATAGGAGACAAACAAACCAAAGACTTATCGCGAATGTATTATGTACCTGCACAATATCCAGACGCGTTTAACTTTTTTTATGTGAATGAGGGAGAGCATTTAGATCCCGACTATATAATGTCACAGTGGAGTTATCAATCAAAAACGAATGGTAACTTTATTGATAGACTGCCACCAAAAATTGCGGAAGCGGTAATTGCGTATAGAAAAGAACAGATGCAAGCTAAAGATGTTGTCTGGTCTTCTTACAAAAATTGTCCGTTCTTCCCCAAACACTTGGCGGCAGAATATGAAATGATATCAGATACTGGATGGTATCATAAAATGTATCAGATAATGGTTGCGACAGCAGCTAATGCTATCAAAAATGATTATCCGATTACAGCAAAGGAAATCGCTGATTTATGCAGAGAGCTTGACATGGAGACTGGTAGTTGGTATACTAATAGACCATTAGACCTCGAAGCTGATCGCGCTGTAGAGTATGCATATCGAAATGTATAGGAGTTAAAATGACTGAAGAACAAAACATTGTCCCGCCACAACCCGAAATTGTTGATGCAGATTGGGATCCCACAGAAGGCACTGGCGTAACTGACGCGGGATTGCCTAGAGAAAAACTTCGCATTGCTATTACTGGCAACAATCATCTCGCTGTTGCGACAGAGGCTGCTTTTGATTTGAAAGTTGCTGAAGTAATGCGTTTTGGTCCTAAAGATGACATTCAACTATTTGAATATCGCCCAGCTGTAGTTTTTATTTGTGACGATATTCCTATGTTAAAGAACGATTCTCTAGATGATGCTGCTTTGATTGCAACCATTCAGAAGATTGCTCAGAACACGCAAGCTGGTATCTGTTTAAAAACAACCATCAATACAGAAACTTTAGATCGTATTATCAATGTCGTTGGTATTGATTGGGTGACCGGCAAAATGATTTACTCACCAGAGTTTAGTGAAGATCCAGAAGAAATTTTGGTATCTGATTTAAATTACGTTGGTGGTGGCCCCAAAGCACTTGATGCTTTCTTAAACATCATTAAACATTGCACTTACACTTCAACTAAAGAAGTTGTTAAAGGCACTTTGCACGAAGTTATTTACGCAAAGCTTGGAGTAGCTGGATTTCGTGCAGTCAAGCAAGCTTTCTTTAATCAGTTTCATCAGGTCATTCTAGATCTTGGTGCAGCGAACCCAACAATTGTTCGAAGAATGATTGAACGACATCCCGCTTTACAAGATTCGCGTGTGATGCTTCCTTCGTTTATTAAAGCGAAAACTGATTCATCTATCACTGTGAAGAAAGCTCGTTCTTATGGCGGCGAGTATGCTGACAGGGATGTAAAGATGCTGGTTGGTCAATCTGATCGAATCACTCTGCTGGAAGAAGCAGTAAACCTTCGTAACCTAAAGGAAGACTAATATGTCATTGATGGCTAAGCTTATGAAAAACTCTAAGGTCAAGTTCACTGAAAGACTTGACCACTCAGAGTTCTTCAAAGAAAAAGATTATGTAGATACCGGAGTTCCCATGATGAATGTGGCTCTTTCCGGAAAATTGGATGGCGGTTTGTCAAACGGTCTAACTGTTCTGGCTGGGCCATCAAAACATTTTAAAACTTCTTTTGCTTTAAAAATGGCGGCAGCTTATATGGAAGCTAAGCCAGATTCCGTGTTGCTATTCTACGACTCAGAGTTTGGCTCACCACAATCATACTTCGAGGGATTTGGTATTGATACTACTCGTGTTCTACACACGCCAGTATCGGATGCCGAAGAGTTGAAGTTTGATTTGGTGAGTCAACTCGACAACATGGACAAAGAAGATGATGTGATTATTATCATAGACTCAATCGGCAACCTCGCATCTAAGAAAGAACTCGAAGATGCGATGAACGAAAAGTCCGTCGCTGATATGTCCCGTGCTAAAGCCCTCAAAGGTTTGTTTCGTATGGTAACTCCATACCTCTCTATGAAAGACATTCCTTTGCTTGCTATTAACCACACCTACAAAGAGATTGGTTTATATCCAAAAGATGTTGTTGGAGGTGGTACTGGCATTTACTACAGTGCCAACAACATTTGGATCATTGGCCGTAGGCAAAACAAATCGGGAACTGAAGTCGAAGGTTATGATTTTGTAATCAAGGTTGAGAAGTCTCGTTTTGTTAAAGAACAATCTAAGATTCCCATTACGGTTTCTTGGGAAGGCGGCATCGACAAATACAGTGGGCTTCTTGATGTTGCACTAGCTTCTGGTCATGTGATCAAACCTTCTAACGGCTGGTATGCGAAAGCAGACGAACCTGATCACAAGTATCGACAGAGTCAGCTTAACTGTGATTTTTGGGGACCTCTCTTACGCGACGAAGCCTTCTGTGAATATGTTTCCAAAGCATATTCTATGGGATCCGGATTAAGTAGCGAGTTAGATTTCTCAGTCGAAGAATGATTATAGACGCCTTCCAATTTAATGATGAGCTAGAAATGCTTTCCTTTAGGCTCAAAGAATTAAATGATTACGTCGGCAAATTTGTTTTATCTGAATCGGAGCATACGTGGCTTGGCGATCCCAAGCCACTATACTTCCAGGAAAATAAACATTTATTTAAAGACTACTTGCACAAAATTGATCACCGTATTTACAGTGTTAAACGCTTGGATATTGATCGATCTTCAAAAGATAAAGAGAAACGTCATCGCGATTTCGAAAGCGCTATTCTCAATGAAAAAGAATCTAGAATGGAATCATTTTCTTACCTAGCAGAAATTGTACAAGAAGATGATGTTGTAATAACTTGTGATGTAGATGAGATTTGGAATGCTGACAAAGTATTAAAGCTAGGATGTCCACCAAAGCCGGTTCGTTTAGAGATGGATTGGTTTATCTATGATTTGAATCATATCTTGTGGGATAATTCAAAAAATGAACAGTATTCTACTAAATCAATAGCTTTAGGTTCCGGACGTTGGTTACGTAAAAACACAAAAATATGGCGAAGAATAAGAAGTAATAATACTTTAAAATGTATACCAAAAGCAGGCTGGCATTTATCATGGTTTTTTTGTGATGAAGAACGTTTCATTAATAAAATTTATACTAGTTCTAGTAAAGATTTTTACCGAATGAACAGTAAACATATAAGATCATTAAATAAAGTTTTAGAAATTTTTGAAACAAAAAAAATTCCGAATACTTTAACAGACAACGAAGCTCTCGATCTAAAAATTGTTAATATCCCCGTAGAAAATCAAACTAATTTACCCAAAAAATACAGGTTGTTGCTCGATGAATGAAATAGAAAATAAAATATCAGAAGGTGTTCATTACGAACTAACCCCATCAGATGAAACTAACACTCAGTCTTGGGCAGTGCGTCTTTTAGAAGGACCGCATCCGGAAACTGTAATTAAATTTGGCAACATTGGTTTTGAGGGTGAAGACGAAAATGCTTTCCTTAAGTTCAATTTTGTGATAGAATCTACTCCTAACTCAGAACTAACAACTGACGATGAAGAGCTTCAGTTGTTCGTTGCGGATGTGCTGGAAGACATTCTTATTGTTGCAGCATCTGATGGTTCATTAGCTTATGGAGACGCAGAAGAAAGTGAAGATTGATCTTGAGCAGACGATACTTAGAAACATTCTCACCAATGAAAATTATATGCGCAAGGTTATTCCTTTCATCAAGAAGGAATATTTCGAGGGTGTTTATGCAATTCTTTTTACCGAAGTAACAAAGTACGTACAGAAATACAACCGTCTTCCTTCGATGGAAGCCTTTAAAATTGAGATCGATGATTGCACTGCGCTAACTGAGCAGACTTATGTACACGCTCTAGATATCCTGCCTTCTATCTTTGAGTATCAAGAAGAGAACGAGCAGTGGCTTCTTGAGAAGACTGAGAAGTGGTGTCAAGATCGTGCTGTGTATTTGGCTATCATGGAGTCGATTCAGGTTATCGATGGGAAGCACACTCAATATACCAAGGATGCCCTGCCTGATATTTTGCAGAAAGCTTTGGCAGTATGTTTTGATAACAATGTTGGTCACGATTATTTAGAAAATATTGATCAGCGATATGATTTCTATCACGCACAAGAAGAACGCATTCCATTTGACCTTGAGTATTTCAATACGATCACCAAGGGCGGACTGCCGAACAAGACACTGAACATTGCCCTTGCTGGTACAGGTGTCGGTAAGTCTTTGTTTATGTGTCACGTTGCAGCTAACGCTTTATCTCAGGGGCGCAACGTTCTGTATATCACCATGGAAATGGCTGAAGAACGTATCGCAGAAAGGATAGATGCCAATCTGATGAACGTTGCTATAGATCAACTCGATCATATGTCCAAACCTATGTTTACGGATCGCATTAAAAAGATTGCAGATGCCACAAACGGAAAACTCATAATAAAAGAGTATCCAACTGGACAGGCACACACCGGGCATTTTCGTGCTCTGCTAAATGAATTGCGTTTGAAAAAAAGATTTGTTCCGGAAATCATCTTTATTGATTACCTAAATATATGTGCAAGCGCAAGAATGAAGAGTATGGGTGGCGCTATTAACTCATACACATATATTAAAGCGATTGCCGAAGAGATCAGGGGTCTGGCTGTAGAGTTTGATGTGCCGATTGTATCCGCTACTCAAACCACACGATCCGGATATGCAAATTCTGATCCTGGTCTCGAAGACACTTCTGAATCGTTCGGACTTCCGGCGACTGCGGATCTGATGTTTGCACTAGTTTCTAACGAAGAGCTTACACGTTTGAATCAAATTATGGTTAAGCAATTGAAGAATCGGTATAACGATCCAAACGTCAACAAGCGTTTCGTTATTGGGGTTGACAGAAGCAAAATGAAACTGTATGATGTAGATCAAAGTGAGCAAGAAGATTTAGTGGATGACGATATCCCCGTGTTCGATAGAACTACTGCAGGAAATAAACTAAGTGGTATTAAATTTAATTAGGAGGTTCTATGGACCCAGTACTGCACACTATCATTGCTACGGGATTAATGTTTTGCTCTTACTCTGCTGGACATTGGTTTGGATTTAAAAGAGGCGAGTTCGATGGGCTTTTTCGTTTATGCATGGCTATAGACGCAATTGGCATTGAAATTGATGAAGATGAAGGCACCGTAACTATCGAAAGAAAAGACGGCACCAGAACTGAACTTTGAGGAGTCAAGTTAGTGAATTATAAGTTTCGTGAAGATGAATTGATTGAGGAGTTTAAAAAATATGTCGATGGAACCTACGACCAACATTACGCGACGAATAAGTATCAGGCTACTGACGTTATCATTGACTCTGGGCATGGTACTGGCTTTTGCTTGGGCAATGTCATCAAGTATGCAAAACGATACGGGCGAAAAGGTAACGCGGCCGATGGGCGTAAGGATGTGATGAAAATCCTGCATTACGCTTTGATTCAGCTGTACATCCACGACGAAGAAAACAAAACAGTGTTTGCTCCTGCTGCAGGACATCACTCGATTGATACAGTTTCTCCTCGTGAGTGGGATGAAGCGTTTGCAAAACCAAAACCATATGCTACAGGTAGAGGCGCGTGATGGGTGAAGTAGTTGATTTCATGAAATACAAACAGGCTCGTGATGAAGTAATTGAAGAATTTATGAGGGAAGATATTATTAGTTTTTTACTCAATGCCGATTCATACGAACCGGGAACTTTCACTTACACACTTACTGTGGAGGATAACGATGACTGATGACATCTTTGATTTTGGCTTTACGGCTGTAACCGAAGAGGAACTAGAAGTTGTTACAGAACTAAAAGAACGAGCCAACACTGCTCTATCATACCACGATAGACTAGAAGGTTTGTTTAATGCAATTCAACCTTTGTTAAACAATCTTAAAGCAAACCCAGAAAAAGATTACATCTACTGGCCAAATCGTTTGGATAAAGTAGAACAATTCGAAGATCATCTTCAAAACATTTACTTAGGAAAGAGTTGACATCTATGAAAAATTTGCTAAAATGTTTACTTGTCTTGGCAATCTTCTTTGCTCCCGGCATTGAAGTACTTGCCGCTGAAACTGAAGAGACTGAATGTAACTACGAAGTCGTTCAAGTCTGGAAAGATGGTGTGCTTGTGTCAGAGACCAAAACTCGCCGCTGTAAAGAGGAGAGTAAGAACTCTACCAAGTTCGATCCAGAGAATGACTTTGGAGATTACGTAAAAAAAAAGGCTGTGGATATTATACCAATCGCCATCATAATTGGATTAGCAAAGGACTAAACAATGAAAATTTTGGTTATGATTTTTGTACTACTTGCTGTAGGTTGCAACTCGAACTACCAAGTTAAGCAGGAAGCAACCGAGAATTCTATTCTCACGCAGATCCCTGAGTGGTACATTGATAGTGAAGAACAACGAGGATTGCTTGACCGCAAGAACAAGCACAAGTATATCTACGGTGTGGGCACAGCAGTATCTTCTAATCTGCAACTGGCCATCGAGAAGGCTACGATCATCGCTAAGGCTGATCTAGCTGATCAGATTGCTGGACAGATCAACAAAGATACTTCCTACACTGTTGTTGAAGAAGGCAGTGAGTCGAGTGATCAGGTAGCCATGGCTACTGACTCCGTAGTAAAGAACAGTGTGCGAAAAGTCGCTCCCGTTGGATACGAAGAGTGGAACAAAGCTGTTTTAATTACTGCGACAAACCAATATCGTGTGTACATTGGTCTCAAATGGACACGTGGTAGTAAGAATCATCTAAACGATTTGATATCCTCAGATCTTTATGGTGGTGTATCTGTGGTACCAGAAATTATCGAAGTGGAGAACTTAAATGATTAAGGGTTTTATTGATGCTGCAAAAAAAGGTGTGGTGACAGTTGAATTCAACAAGATCGACACCGGCGAGCTTAGAGTTATGCCTTGCACTTTAAACACTGAGTTGTCTAACCATAATGTTCAAGAAGTATTGGAACAGCGTGAAGACAATGAACACCTAGTTGTGTGGTGTATAGATAAAGACGCTTGGAGATCTTTTCGCGTTGATACAGTAGTCAGATGGTACGAGGGGTATCCCGATGCAGCAAACTGAGTTAGAAATGGATGCTAAATTAGATCCGCCATATAGCGGATTATTTTTCTGCTTCATCCGACAAGGACTGTTTAGATGGCCAGAATTTATTTCGTTTTATAGAAGGAAAAGATTATGATTAGAAAAGGCGATACACTACCAGAATGTAACTTTCGAACACGTGTGCGGGATGAGTCGATTGAGGGTCCTAACCCCTATCGCTGGGAAGATAAGACCACGGAAGATTATTTTAAAGGCAAGCGAGTAGTCCTGTTTGCTCTTCCGGGCGCTTTCACCCCAACGTGTTCAACCTATCAACTACCCGGTTACGAGCAAAAGTTTGATGCGTTTGTTAATACCGGTATCGATGCGATCTACTGTATGTCAGTTAATGATGCGTTCGTAATGAATGCTTGGGCTAAAGACCAGCAACTACAAAACGTGCAGGTTATTCCTGATGGCAGTGGCACCTTCACAAAGAAGATCGGTATGCTAGTAGATAAAGACAATCTTGGATTTGGGTTTCGTTCATGGCGTTACGCTATGATAGTTGATGATGGTGTAGTAGAAGCATTGTTTCCCGAAGCTTCAATGTCTGACAATCATCCCGAAGATCCTTATGAGATTTCATCACCAGAAAATGTTTTGGGATATTGTCTCGCACATCCTAAGAGAGAGGCTGCATAATGAAAGGTTTCGTTCAGATGAATTTTCATATCGAGCCAGAGCTTAAAAAAGAACTGAAACGATATTGCATTGAGCGAGACCTAACTATGCACAATGTTCTCAATGAAGCAATTCGTCAGATCGTAAAACACGGGAAAACGGATTTTATGACCCGCGAACAAGAGCAACTCGAAATGCAACGACGAGAAGAGAAAGTTGTTAAACGGATCGAAAGTAGTTGGGAGTCCTCATACTGATGAATGATACGTGGAATGGAGAAGCGAGAGGGTGCGGTGACGTAATGGTGACTCGCATCCGAAATCTACTCCGAAAAAAAGGAATACCCGGCAAGATCGTATCTGATTCTCCATATGCTTACAATGAAGAACAGTTAGATAGTGATGTTCAGGTTATTATAGCAACGCTCGAACAAAACAACCTAGAATTGACAGATGTACTCGAACGAGTGTATTTAAGACTTAAGGAAAAATAATGAAATCTGGTAAAATTTGGGGTAACACACAACTCATCGAGCACACCCCCTCGTTCGAGTTTCATCGAATTGAGTTTAAAGCAAATCATTGTTGCAGCGAACACTATCATCAAACCAAGTGGAATGGATTCTTCGTTGAGTCTGGTACTCTGATGGTTAAGACGTGGGCAGATGAACCACGCACAGAACGTCCTAACCTTTGCGATCAGACTATTCTGCGAGCAGGAGATTATTACAAAGTTGCTCCTGGTAAATGGCACCAGTTCGTAGGTGTTGATGATGGTGTTGCCTTCGAGTTGTATTGGGCAGAGTTTAATGCTGACGATATCGTGAGACGCACACAAGGTCATAGACTGGATCATCCACAAACGGAAAGACATATAGGAAATCCTCTGACTGATTTGAATCATGACTAGAGCATATGTTATAACGCTGTCTGATAACAAGAGTTCGTTTGAACAGGCGGACATTTTGATAGACAGTTCAGCACACTACCATAACAGATTTGTTATCGAGAAAAACAAAGCGACTACTTCTGACGAGGTAGTCGCTGAATTTCTTTCTGAAAACATAAAATGGAACTACCCCTGGTCTAAGCAACATTTAGATATTCAGACGGGCCTCATAAAAACCGCATACGAAACAGCAGATCCTAAAAAACGAATGGCTTGTTTTATGTCGCATTACAAGCTGTGGAAAAAGTGTGCTGAAACTCAAGAAGACCTTCTAATCTTCGAACATGACGCTAAATTCATTCGTCCCTTTGATGTTGAAGAAGTTAAGAATACTAAGTTTAGTGTTATCTCTTTAAACGATCCTAGAGGGGCCACACGGCGCTCTGGAGTCTATCATGAGCTATTGATGGGAAAAGGAGTGACCGAAGTACCCTGGATTGACGATCAAAACGTCCCACAAGGGCTACCCGGCAATTCTGCCTACTATCTGAAACCGGAAGGAGCCTCAAGATTGCTCAAATTGGTCTCAGATTTCGGCGCTTGGCCAAATGACGCAATTATGTGTAAGCAGCTGATGATGGGCAAGCTAGGATGCCTCTCAAAATACGCTACAGTGGTCCAGAGGACTCAACCATCAACCACAACTTCATAATTTCCATTATATCTCCATCATTGAACCAAAAATCAATGACTTACGGCTTGACTTAAGGGCCAATCCATGAGAAAATTACCTTGTAATTAAGGAGATGACATGATCAATTTGCACTTCCACGGACGCATCCAGAACCGCAAAGCTTACGAAGAGTTTTGCGAGGAGGTTATTGAGCAGTTGTTCCCTCGCGAATTCACCAAGCGCGAGATTGATATCCACATCAAGTTCGCTATCGCGTGTGCTGAGGGTGCTTTTGGTTACGCCCAGCAGGGTGACGATGAGGACGAGTTTCTGGTTGAGGTCGGTAAAGTTGTCATCGACGGTGAGTTTCGCCAGCAGACCCCACGCGAGATCGCTGCGACTCTTGCTCATGAATTGACTCACGTGAAGCAGTACATACGCAAAGAGTTGAACGGAGAGATGACTCGTTGGTTGGGTCAAGAAGTGCCCTAC